AAAAGAAGTTTAAAGTAAATGTTACCAGCAATAATAGGAACGATGGTTAAATCAAAAATAGTTGGAGGTGGTCTGAAAGGAGCACTTTCTGATGAAGATAAGTCGAAGCCTATTAATAGAGCAGTGAACGATACCTTCGGTGGTGCATTGGCATCTAATACTGAGAACGACACACTTAGTTCTATCGGTGGTTCTGTTGTACCACCAGCAGCGAAGGTTGCAACTCGCTCTAGTGTTAATTCTAAAATGCCAGTAGAACAACTTCTCGGTGTTATGATAGAGCATTTAGATTCAATTAATGAAAATCTAAAAGCAAGAATTGAATTTGATAAAAATGTAGAAAAAGTTAAGTCGGCAAATTCTCGCGAAACTATAATTGAGTCTGCCAACGATCATCTTAGTGTTGGTGCTCTAAGAAGAAAAGAATGGCGAGGTGACGCCGGAGAAAAAATTAAAAATGCTGGAAGTTCATTATTATCTCCATTATTAAAAATTGGCGGTTTACTTTTAGCAATAAAAGCATTGACTCTTACCAAGGAAGATATTGACTGGATTTCTGATAAAATTGCTACAGTAACAAAAATCGCATCTAACATTAATGCTGTTGGCCAGGCGGCTGCAGAAATACTTACACTATTAGAGAAAGGTGAATTTAAAAAGGCCAATGCTTCATTCGGCGATAAACTCTCTGAACTTGGAAATTATCTAGAACCAGAAGGGCTCTTTAATGTAAGAAAACCAAATGCTGCAGATGTAGCTAAACGTGAAACTGAATCGATTAAAAGACAAAATCGCGCTCTTGGTGGAAAAACTTGGATTCAATCAGAACCGGGATTATTTAATATAGTAAAGCCAGGGGAAAAACTACCACATCAGAAAGATGCAGAGAAAGCTAAGAAAAAAGAAGATGTTGTGATGAATGCACCACAGTCTGCTTATGATATAGTCTTTGGTAACGGTAAATATACATCTCCACAATCAACATTCAATAAAAAATTATCAAGCCTCACAATAGAAGAAGTTTTACAATTTCAGGACACGCTCTTAGCCGTAACACAACAAAAGGCAAAAGAAAAAGGTGGAGAAAAATTAGACAAGCGCGGGCATTCACCTGTAGGTGCATATCAATTTACTAAAGCAACTATACAAACAATAGCTCCCGCAGCTCTCGGTAAAGACTGGAAGAAATTAAAATTTGATAAGGGAACTCAAGACATCTTGGGTGAGTATTACTGGAATCAAAATAGAAATAATGCAGACGTCGCTACTATGACGTGGGCCGCTTTGCCAGACAATGTAGATTATCGTGGCATGCCATTCTCTAAAGCCAAGAACATGATAATTTCACATGAAGTTGGTAATTATGTTGGTTTTAAACCGCAAAAAACTATTTCTAATGATGGTGTAAAAGTTTCATCTAATGGAGCAGCAGAGGAAGTAAATCCAGAAGAAGAAAATATTACTGTTGCAGAAATGCTTAGAAAAGGATTGGCTCCACTTAAAGGTCTTGCTAAAACTGATTCAACATATAAACCAGCCACCATTGAAGCGCCAGACAATACAAAATATTTAGATCTTTATAAGAAAAATATGGAGATGGAAACAAACGCTATTAAAGGTATGATGAAGAAAGAAACCACTAATGATCAGGGAGCTGGTCCATTAGACATACCATCGGTTATAAGATCAATAAATGGTGGTTCATTAGACGTCATCAATCCTAATTATAAAACTGATGATAAGAATATAGTTACTGGATATATCAGATTTTTTGGATTTGCTAAATGAAACAGCCAGTAACTATCGGTGATGAAAAATATGTACATAGTCAAAATGGTTGGGTAGAAGAAAAGACTGGAATAATTGCAAACAAAGCATTACAGTCACTTATCGACGTGATACATGAAGGTAAATTTTCACCGGCTGGTACACCACCACACCCACACATTCAAGATGAATCGGCTGTTCGTGTTAGAGAACAGAATGCTGCTGAAGAGAAAACAGAAAAAGAACCAGAAGAAGCAGCAACAGCAATTACTATTGTTGGACAAAAATTTGTTTATAATAAGAAAAAGGGTTGGATAGATGCTAAAACTAAGAAGCACGCATCTAAAGAATTAATACCACTTATTGAAAAAGCAACTGGTACTAAAAATCAGCCAACTGAACTGCTACAAGATCGCGGTGTTGAACCAGTACTGATCGGTGATACTAAATATACATTCGATATAGAAAACAAGCATTGGGTTATGAGCCCTGGTAACAGAAAAGCTCCTGATTCTATTCAGAAACTTCTTCAAAGATTTGTTACCACAAAGGCTATTGCTGAAATGTCTGATAACATTCCAGCCGCTGCAAAAATTGTTAAAGAAGATGAATCTTTTATTGATAAAAATAAACCAACTAGAGTTAAAAAGAAAAATAAGAATTGGTCATCAGAGTCATCCTCTCTGTTGGTTAAAGCTATAAGTAAACTAGAGCTTATAAATGAAACTATAGCTAAAGATATAGATAATCAATATGAGATTGAAAAAGATAGAGGGGCAGATGCGAGAGAATCATTTATAGAAAAAGTCTCTGCTTCTAGTAAGGGCTTATTTACATCCAAAAAACTAGAAGGTGAAGGCGAAGAAGAATCACAAATAGGATTGATGTCGGTTGCTCTTGGTGCACTAGCTGTCGCATTATTTCCACTTGCTAATGCGATAGTAGGGTTTTTCGATGAACTTAAAGAAAAACCTTACGGTGCAGAAGATTACACTAAACCACAAGAGCTATCTGAATATGTTAAACCACAAGAGCTACTATCTAAATATGTTAAATCGATAGAGCAAAAAGCTCCTACAGAACAATCAAAGCCAGCAACTAAAGCACCAGCAAAGCCAGCAACTAAAGCTCCAGCAAAAGCACTAGCAAAGCCAGCAACTAAAGCTCCAGCAAAAGCACCAGCAAAGCCTCCGGCTCCTGTAGCGAAGACACAATCAAAGCCGGCAACTAAAGCTCCAGCAAAAGCACCAGCAAAACCAGCCGTTAAAGTAACCACAAATAGAACACCAGTGCAGGTTAGAAGTGACGCTGACAAATGGAGAATCACTGACAAAGAAAAGAATAAGCCCGAAAAGGTTAAATCTAAAAGCGAAGATTCTCCACCCCGCAATAATATCAGAGCTCTGAAAAAATGGCTTGAAAAGAAAGGTCTAGGTGCTAGTCTTGATTTAAATCGCGAAAGCAAAATATCATCGCACCCAGATGGTAAGGCTCTTGATGTTAATGCACCAGGTGGAATAGTTGAAGCAAATTCGCCTAGATGGAATAAAGAATTTGATAATCTTGCCGATGAACTAACCGCCGCTGGATATAATGTCCTATGGAAAGCTGACAAAGCACACCAGAATCATCTTCATGTGCAGACTGGAACAAAGGGAGCTAATCCGCGGTCGTATTGGAAAGGTGGAGGTGGAGGAAAGTTTTCTTCGGCACCTGGAGGTCCTTCAACTGAAAGTGTTGATTCTGAATATATACCAAATATTATTGAAGACCCGCTGAAGAAACTTGCCGGAATTATTGGCGGGTTAGCTAAAACTGATAGTGAATATATGGGAACATTAGCAGAAATTGCCAGTGGAAAAGTTAATAAGATAGGTGAATTCAGTGCTAAAAAGTACGCAGATGCTGTTGATCGAACTGTCGAAAAAGATATTAAAAAAGAAATAGCATTAGACATGCCGAACATAAACAAAAGAGGAGGAACGATTCAAACACCGCCCTCCTCTAATGATAGATCTGTTGTAAGTGATTATCTATTGTATTTTGGGTTTAAACCCTCTCAACGAATAGATATTTAGTTCCCCCGTCCCAATCCATCCAGGGGATGTCTACGATTGTGGTTTTAGCATTTTTCAATTCAGATCTTTTTAAAAATATTTCATTAATCCATTTCTCATTATCATATCCGAAAATGTTTCTCGAATATGCGATGAGCCATGTTTTAGTCGTACCAATTTTATCTAAGATTTGATCTCTTAAATCGAATGGCATTTCTGTAAGAGACCATGTTGCGATACAAAGATCGGCAGGCTCAAGATCATCTGCATTGTCTGTGTATGTAATATCAGTATGACCAAGAGCATCATGATAATACCTTTGTATACGAGACACTTCAGTAAAATCGAAGATGGAATATGTTCCATTGAAACCGAGTTTGTAAACTAAATCGGCCATGTCTCCAACGCCGGCGCCAAGCTCGACTATTGTTTTATAATCTTTGGGTTTGAATTGAAAATATTTAAGATGGCCGTAATGTTGAATACGATTCATCGTCATATCGTTGTCTGAAAAGACTTTAAGATATTGATCCAAATCTTGTCTATTACAACCAACACCAGGATCTTGTATAAGATCTTGTATTTGTGGTGGGGACGTAAGAGCTTCTTTGATGTAAACAGAATGTCTAGACATGGACATTAGCGGAACATTCCATACAGACACCCATGCTTTAAATCGTGACATCGGAAGTGTATCACAATCGTGATCAAACACTTCTCTCATACAATTCCAATAGTTTTCATCGTTCACTTGCTTCGCGCGAACAAGCATTTTAGCATGTTCTGATGAACTTGAGAAATCGGACCATATTGGTCCTTCAACTGTTTCGGGATTGAATTGAGTTCTAGCTGAACTCGAATAATTAAAAAATTCACTCATAATTTATATTCCAAGTAAAGTGAGGGGACCGAAGCCCCCTCATTTTTATTCAGCGAAGTTCTTAAAGAATTCTAAGTCATCATCGCCACTGGCATCTTCTGTGGCAGGTTTTTCTGCAGCAGGTTTTGCTGGAGTAGTAGATTCTTTAGGCTCAGTCCAAGATGCTTGCTTAGCTCTTTCTTGTAATGGAGCTTCTTCTGGTTCTTCATCTAGAACCTTAAGCATTTTTGTCTTAAGATCAGTATAGCTTTTAAAGTTCTTAGGATCAACAATATCACTCAAAGAATGAAGTTGTTCATATACACCTTCAAGATCAGCATCATCTGCTAACAATGGAGATGATGAATCAAATTCAGATTTATCGTAATTACGATATCCTTCAACTTGACGAATCTTAAGTTTAAAGCTAGCACCCGACCAGAAGTCAAATGGGTTCATTGCTTCTTCGTCTTCAAATTCAGGATGCATAACATCTTTAATCTTGTCGAAGATTTTCTTACCGTATTTGTAAATAAAGACTTTGCCTTCGTTCTCTGGATTTGAAGCATCTTTTACTACATAAATGTTGGAGTAGTAACTAAGGCGGCGCTTCTGTCGGCGAGCTTGTTTTCTCTCTGGTCCCTCATCATCTGATGTAGAGTTCCACAGCTTGCTGTTATATTCAGAGACTGGGTCATCTTGACCAAGGGTTGTTAGAGAGTTTTCAATGTACCAAAGGCCATTAGATCCTTGGAAGCCATGATCCCATATCATTACCCATGGAAGATCTTCACCTTCTTTTGGAGGGAGAAAGCGAATTTCAGCGTAACCATTGCCGACCTTGTCGACTGTTGGTTTCCAGTAACGACCATCGTCTTTACCGTAGCTGCTTTTTTGATTTAGTTTAGAAAGTTCTTGATTGATTTTATCAAAGTTCTTGCTTGAAGAGCGTTTAAGGTCTGCGAATGACATTTGTATTATCCTTATATTCGTTGTATTGCGATTTATCCACATATAACATAATGTAGTATTTTATTTATACTGGTTTATATGCTTCTTCAAAATGTTTTTGCATTTTTTTACATCATAACGAATAAAGGGTTTATACTTTTGTAGTAGCATAAAGTCCTTTGGCCACAAAATAACATCCTCGATATTGGAATTCCAATATTCAAAAATATTATAAATCTCATCTAACACGATGAGAGTTTCCTTTGAGATAGCATTTTGTCTATAGTGTTTATAGAGCATAGGATGTTGGCCACCCTCAACTACCACAAGTGAATCAAAATCTGGATAGAGGTCTTGAGTTTCTAAACCGAATCGATAAGTAAACGACTCTTGTCGCTGCTTCCACTCAGCATAGTTTTTTTCACCCTTTTCAGATAACAATGCATCAACCCATGTGTCTGGATTTTCAGACAGAGTTGCTGCGTAATAATTTAATAGATCGTCTTTTTTCGACAGTTTGTAATAGAAATATTTGTCACGTCTAGTATCAAACTTCTGAGCATTCGCTCTGACTTTTCCGTTGTATTTAAAATAATCATAAGATGGACTATTGAAATGCATTTTGCAAGCAAGATACATTACATACGCATCGAATGGAATCATATTGGGAGTCTGGAAGTTTTCGGTAGAATATTTAAATCTTCAGCGTCACACTGAAGCCGAGCTTTAATTTTACTATTAGAACGAACAATTGATGCTATTGCTTCTATTTCAATATTGTACTTTTCACAATAATTAACAATAGCATCAATCAATTCTACGTTATAATTTTCAACTAATGAATTAATCTCTTTAATGAAACGTTCAGTTGAATGAACATCCTTTTCGAGAATTTCACTTTTACTTGTCATAATTACCCTTTATAGAAGACGTGTCTTCCAATTTTAAGTGTTTTGCGTTTTTGGTGCGCCCACCTTGGTCTAATACTCGTAGCATGAAAATATAATGCACCGTTAGTAACATCTTCAATATCACCAATGTAAATATTTTCTGCTAAATCAAGCATATTTTGATAGAGGGTCTGATTTCTTATTCTATCTGGTTTACAGACCCAGCTAAATTGACATGTGTTTTTCCAACGCTGGTGAATAACATTACATGCGTTGCTGGGATAACTATCATCCTTGACGCGGTTCAAGACCACATTTGAGACAGCTATTTGTCCATGTTCACCTTCACCCCTTGCTTCAAAATACATGTTTCGAGCAAGACATTCAATTTGAACATAATCTTTTTCTGTTAAGTTTTCAGAACTCTTATCTTCTTCTATACCAAGTACAGAAGCAGGAAGTTCTTGTACAACTTCTTGTGGTTCAAGAAATAAAATTTCTGGAACTAGCGATTCAGTAGTAACCGCTTCGTTTGTAGCTGCGAATGATGCACCAGTTAAACTTAATGAGCATATTCCTGCTGTAATATATTTCGTTAGCTTTAACATACTTTTCTCCGTATGCACAGCACTAATGTTCTATTATTCACATAGTATTGCTATATGTTTAATACAAAAAGAAAGAATGTAAAACTCAAAAACTAAAAAGTTCTTTCTCTCATTCCCCTCTTACAAAGGAATGCATTATTGCCTTAGGTTAAATTAAAGTACCGAAGTACTGTCTTCGCGCCTTAACGCAAGCTTGCGTAAGAGATAAATGGAGTTCTACTCCTTATGACGAACTAAAATTTATTTATAACATATTAACTATTGGTTGTCAACTGATTTGCTTCAATCTGAAGGATTCTTTTCTCGATTTCATAGAGTCTAGCATCAACAATATTACTGTGTGTGACGAGGCCTGAAACAGGTGCACCAAGCAAACCTGCTATTAGGGTCGTATCTATTTTATCTATGGTTCTTACATATGTCATTGGCAAGTAGTTCTAATATAGACATCGCCATATTGATCAACAATTTGTTCTTTAACACAATATTGTTCTCTGTGTCGTGTGATATATCTATAGCGCCGTGGTTTATCATAATAATGTGATGTATAACTATCACTAGAACGGCTCTGAGAGCTTATAATGCCACCTAGAATGATACCACCGATAAGCCCGCCGATAATAGCACCTGAATTGTTGCGGTTTCTATGATGATTTTCTCTATCATGTTGTCTATGGTTATCGTAACCATCACGATCCCGCGCAAATGTTGCTGATGGTGTTAATAATCCAAGAGCTGCTATTGCTAATAGAAACTTTTTCATTTCTTTTCTCCTAATTTATCAGAATCGGTTTTTTGATTGATATTAATGAGGTTATCACCCCTCTGCTCTGATGTTAAATGCTGACACCGATTCTTATTATTTAATTACTTCTTAACTTCGGCTCTTCTCAATGTAGTATCAATAGCAGCGCCGGAAGATGCATATGATCTTGCTGCAGTTGAATAGAAATTCATAGTTGCAGCGGTTTCATGTGCAGCATTGTTAACTACTTTGTTTAATCCAAGGCCGAAATTTTGTGCGACAGTGTCGGCATTAAATTCTGAACCGAGGAATACTACTTCCCAACCACGATTAGTACAGCTTTTAATTCTGTCTCTAATTGCATTTAGTGAATATGATGTACTAGCATTTTCTTCACCGTCAGTCATAATGATAATAATAGCTTTTTCGCTGTTATCAGTTTCTACCATATTAATCAATTGTGCAGTAGCATCATAAAGGGGTGTTGAGCCTCTTGGTGACGTTTCATTGATTTCAATTGGTTTGAATTTCGACAAAATTTGATTTTCGCGAAGAATATCAAATGATACATTCGATTTCAGATTTATGTTTGTATTGAATGGATTGATGTGATGACCATCAAATGCTGCGACTGTAACGTCGCCGATGATTTCATCACCAGTTGTAAGTTCTGCAACATATGAGTTGATAGAACCGATTGCATGTTCCCATTTCGAACCAGACATCGAGCCCGATCTGTCCAAGAGGATGTATGTTGATAATTTTGATTTTTTCATTGTTTTTCTTTCATGTTTAAAACGTTTTCACATACACATGATATAATAGGGTGCCACAACAACTGCAGCACCTATTTTTATTTATACTCAGAGATCGTATCTGGTCGAATTGATTGCGGTATACATAACACTTAGTGGAGTTATCCCATCTTCATTTGCCAGAATCGATTTCATGATCGATGGTGAGAAGCCACTAACTAGAGCAGCGCCACTTTCGTCAAACCGAACTGGTACACCATCAGATGATCTAAGGTTCCAGAATACGATATTTGGAACACCATATCCTGCAGCTTCATATTGCTCTCTAACACTTTCCATTGCAGAAGGACCATGTGCTTTATCGCCATATGCCCAGCGACCAAACGATATGCACTGATTAAACTGCATGTCAGACAAGATCAATAGCGTCTTGGGCATGTCTTCCTGTGATACTTTCTTCTCTACTGAGACTCTTAGAATCTCAGCGAAAGCTGCAATAACATCGGTAGATCCGCCCCAATCGGCAGAGATCATCTGACGAACCTTCGCACTCAATGAACCCTTCAAGTGAACGAATGTTGGATTGCTGGTAAATGTTAGGAATAGATCTTTAAATGACCCTGCATTTTTATCTGAACAATATAGTCCAAGTGATACTGCAACATCCATCGCAGTGATATTAGACGATGGTGAAACCTTACTATCCATAGATCCAGAGACATCAACCAATGGCAACACACTAGAATTGCCCATGAAGTTTGGAAGTGCATTCCACATTGCATCAGCAATTTGTTCATCGCCATGACGAATGATATTAACCACATCATATGGATATACAGCAGCGGCATTGATTTTGACTGATGGATCACCACTAGACAAAGCATCTTTGTATGCAGAAAATTCAGTCTGTGCCTGTCTTGCGAATGCTTTAGTATAGCGTGACATTGCAACAGATGGTACGTGACTGAAATTGATGTCAGACCATTCGTTAGCACACATCTTGTTTTCTACAACATTAGTCAATCTTACCAAACGCTTACGATATTCTTTTGGTGATAGTCCCATAAACTCACGAAGCGCTACTGCAACTGGACCCTTACGTGGCATCCATTTTGCACATAGACCATTTTCAGCCCACAGTGCTTCAGTAATTGCTTTGTATGCAATCGACTTAACGAAGTCTGTTTTGAAAACTAGTAGATCATCCCAACGACCAATTTCAGCGACATTAGCAATAAGCTTGGTGTCGAAGAATTCTGTCTTGTAGTTTGCTTCTAGGAAAAGCAAGCAGTCGCGGAAAAGCTGACGCTCACCAGCACCACCACGGACATCTCGTGCGCATTGAATAATACGAAGAGCGATTTCACGATCTTCCAAATATGCTGCTTCGAATGCTTTAGTGATATCTTTACCACGAGAAGCACCGATAGTATAGAACAAATCTATGTTCTTGTTAAGTGACGATTCCAGAGTTTTCATTCCGTTTTCTGTAACGGTTGAAATTTCAGTATCTAGAACTGCTTCTTTAAATGTAGTCATAATTTGTCTCCAGGTTATCTTTGGTTTGCTTTACAATTGCTATTTTATGCTGCTTGTAACCTATTTTATAATGTTCTTGCTTCACCCCAAAATTGTGTTGCTACACCAAAGCGGGGCTTAGGAATTGCTGTAGTTGTATATCCGAAATACCTGATAGTCACAATCTTATGCTTATCTCTTTCGGCTAGTAGTTTTACATTGTTAGGATATGTTCCACGAAGACCAGCTTCAAACGTATTCTTTTCAGTTGGTCCACCAGTGCGATCTGCTCCCGGTAGCCAACATACTACACGCTTTGCTGCTCCGGCCCAATTGCCTCTGCCTTCTTGAATTTCAACAATTTCAAATTCATCATCGTCAAAATCTTTTCGTTTAAGAAGTCCCTTAGAACGAGAACCCCTTTCATATGGCATTGTTGAATCTCGCCACATAGAACCTTCATATCCAAGCTCAACCCAAGCTCCATGAATATCATCATATTCACTTTCAGTTTCAACTCGCTTGCTTTCTACGAGGATAATCTTTTCGCTAGTTTCATCTTTCACAATATAATCAAGATTCATAATTCTTTCAGAGCGGATATCACTACTAATAATATCATAAACGTGATATTGAACATCTGCTTTGATTAGAGCGATCTCATCTTCTGTTGGATTTTCTTTCGTAAGAAGACTTTGTAGCCCACCAAAATCGCTGGCATAATCATGATTGTATAGTTCACCATCAAGAATCAAACCGGGAAATCTTTCAAAAATCTGTCTTTCTAGCAATTTATCATGAATATATTTCGCACCAGGAATGATTTCACCATTACGTGATGTTGGTCCAGTTTTGCTCATTGCGCATCTGAAACCATCAAGTTTCGGTTGGACTTCACCGACTTTAAATTTCTTGTATTTGTCAGCCAACATTGGTTCAATATATCTACACCCAAGACTAATGTCTTTGATATCAGTGTAATAAGAACCCTTAAGCTGGTTTTTGTAACGTGCTTCAATTTCAAATGTAGCTTGTTCTGCAGGTTGTCGTTCATTTGCACGACCCACGTTAGTAGCTTTAGCTTTTTTCCATCCACTACATTTTACTTTACCACCAACAGTTCCGTCGTGTGCACGAAAGTTGCCATCGTCTTGTTCCATAAACCAGACTCGGGTCTTACCCTTACTATCGAGTTTATAAAGTTCATCATAAATTTTCTTCATGCAATATATGCTCCAATTCCTGCGCACACAATCAATACCGATAGTGTGTAAAGTGTGGTAAATTTGATGTCATTCACACATTCATAAAAATATGGATGAATACTAACTCTAAGATCTTTCAAATTTCTCATATTAAATTCCCTCAAAAGGATAGATGTTCCTTTATTGATTATATAATTCTTATATACTATTTAGGAATTGTTGTCAACTGTTAAATGGTCCTTCAAGTAATTACACGAAGCAGTTCTAACTTAGAATAGTTCTTTTCATGATCTCGTCGAGAAGATAAAGATACCGTGCTGAAGTTATGTTTTCAGTTTCACGATATCACCCAATTAATCGGTTATTCGTATTTTGCCACAGTATTAAAGATTTGCTCGGCGCTCTAACCGCGACTACCAATCTTCAAAAGGTTGAAAGCTTTAAGAACACCTCTACCATCTTCATGAACCGGGTAGACCGCGATCGAAGTCATCTGCATTCCAATATCTGGTTCGTAAAATACTTCAAAGTGAAGTTTAAACTGTTTAAGAATAGCACAGACCGCATAGAGTGCTTCTTCATTTCGAACACCGACACATGTAAAATACATGTGATCAGGATTGAAATTTTTGATTTGATATTCATTCAGAACTTCCTCTTCCCGGTCCTTATCCCAATCCCAAGCAGAAGTTGAATTAGCACCTAACTTAAGTGCTGCATGAGCAGTCTGTACAAGTTGCTGTTCTGGACTAATGTCCTGTCGCGTGAAGAAATACGCGTAATAATTTTTATTATCTTTCATTACGAAATACCTTCATATGATCTAAGGCTATGAGCCAATTCTTTGAACAAGTTATGTTGTTCAACATTAAGAACTGTGTCGATGTTAACTTCACCAAATAGTGATGTTTTATTAAAATATGAATTGGTGGCTCTATTATAGACTATATTACCAGCTTCTCGTACTGCCTGATAAGGATGAAATCTATGTTCACAGACCTTTCCAGGAGTAAACATACGAGCCACGATGTGGTTCAATATTTCTTGTTTGTTTTCACCCTTCGCGAATATAGTTTTAAGAATTGCGAATGTCACCATATCTTCACGAGTCGCGGTTTTTGCGTGGGCTTTTGCTTTAAAGAGCGGCTTCCAATCCAATAGAGTTGTTGGAGCGTCTTGTACTAGTTCAATTGTATTTGTCATTTTAAATTTCCTTTAATTTTAATAAGTTGTGTTAATTGCGTCTTATTAAGATCAAGGAGGAGCTCTAATTGACTAACGTGGTATGTCTCTAATTCTTGTCATATCGTTATCCTTTGTGTTTTATTTATAATAAATTTTAATCGGTCTCGCTATCTTTTAGCGCCTTCCCCACAAAACGGGAACGTTCTAAGCTTTTGTAAGGCTGCCGTCCTAATCTACTAGCATCAAGGACATTTGTACTTACTTATTGCAACATCAATGGGAATCCCGTCGGTTTCCTTCATATCTGTTTCTCTAAACTATCAACCAAACTTGGAGCCCGTGATGGGATTTGAACCCATGACTAGAATTTTAGAGATTCCTGTTCTACCGCTGAACTACACGAGCGTTATTCTTTATTATGTTAAGTATTACTCTTGGTGATACAATTTCACACTTAGCTTCAATTTCTTCTATTCGCTTCTTTGGTATATCATAATGATTTTTATGAAACCAACAACGTTTAATATTCAAATCATCTGCCATCTTGTGCAAATTGTCTATCGAATATGGTTCACATATAAGATGACGTTGCTTGTCTGTTAAATAATTCATGGTTCTTTATATACCATCATTCAATTGATGTCAACTATTGTTTTAGCCTGCTGAAAGACGAGGCTCTCAGCAGGCGATAGAGAGTAAAATTTTACGGGCACTACCACGGAATGATACCAGACTTCTGGTCTGATCAATAAGCCACTTGGTCACTCTAGTTACCGCGCAACAACAATATATCATTCTTACTTCTCAACAACAACCACGTTTTATAACAGTGTATTAAAAACGTGGAAAACTCTTTATCTAGGAATTTTTGGTTTAATCAGCTTTTCTCTATGATCATTATTACATACCGCTGAAACTACTCGACAATCATCTACCATTGATTTGAATATATTCTTTATAGCTAATGAGAGCATATCGTATATACCACTAAGTATTTCAGTGAAGTCTATAATAACTCTAATCACAATCCACACCATCATATCGATTGGAACGGCGACGAACAACTTAAACAAATTCATGAATGTTAATACAAACCATGCAGGAATCATTACGATCAATCTATCTCCAGTTGACATCACAATCTTCTTTTCATCACTATCATATAGATACCATTGAACAAATTTTACTACGCGGGCTCTAAGCTTAATCATATTAAAACCTTACATTATTATGATCAGTTTCGACTGATATAATTGAAAATATTTTGAATCCGCGCCAACCTTGGCACTCGACATCCCACACATTCATATTCTTTTCCTGTGGGTCTCGACCCTTGCTGAGATTTGCTGATTGTGGGAGATGTTCATCCATTAGAGTACAAATCATAATGCGTTCGCTGCCATCACGTTTAGTAAATGTGACTGCTAGAATATTTGCACGAAGCATTTCAAATAATTCATCATATGTAAACACATATATTTCCTTCGAATTATATACTACTACAGATTTATTCAACGGGATTTGGATATTTATTTCGGATTCTTTCCTCTTCATTTAAATCAGGTTGTGTCCCTACTCTCTCCATTCGGCAAGTACCTAGTTATGTTTCGGCATAACCCTAGTTTGTATTCTACAAACAATATCCCCAATGAGTGAGGCCTCGACGAGCTTACGCTCTTTTCTGAATAGTTTCTATGCTGCAATTATCCCAAATAAGTAACAGGTTCCTTTTTGTCAGCCGCGTATACTAGTTCCGCCACCCTCCCACCAGAGCGGGAGAGGTAGGACTTGCACCTACATGTCTTTCGACAGCTGTTTCTATGATTGCCGTATGGAACCTAAAAATAATAAACATGATGCGCGCTTTAATTTGGAGCACTAACCTCTTCTTCTTTTCAGAGAAGCCCTATTCAAGTTCGTCTTGACCCGCGTACTAACTTGTTAACCCGAAAGGTGTAGTACATCGATGTTATGTCCCGCGAAGGAACTTGTTGGTTTGCTGTTCTCATCCTTAAAATAATGTGAGGGATTCTGTTTCCACGCTCCCTCAGGCGCATTTAAATTAAGCCGCTAGGGCTAATTCAACAGAGCTGTTATCGTTAGCTACATTTACGTTTGTGGCACTTTGCCAATCAATCAGTCTCGATATTCCTCATTACATGCAAGTCGATCCTAGTTCGTCCCCATCATAAGCCTTGACGTTGTTCCACTAACCGCTAAGTTAGTTTCCCGTCACTTACCAACTTGTCGCTATTGCAAATCGCGATTAAGTCAGAGGCTACTTCGTGCACACTGGCACTAGGTAGTCAAGGCTTATGGTGGAGACGCCGGGTACTGCCCCCGGGTGCTCTGCATCTTTTAGTCCACGTCATAAACTAATATTATATTTATAACCTATTATGCTACCAATATCAAATAAATTGTACCAAAAATACCAGCGATTATATAAAATAAAACAAATCTAATTGCTCCTTCTGCACCACCAAAGTAACCACATCCGGGTTCTCTAGCAGTAAGGATTTCCTTTATCGTTTTAAACATCTTAAATCGTCCAACTATCTGAACCAGTAGGGCCGACATGATTATAGAGATATTTTGAAAGGAATTTCTGTTCCTTATTATTTAATTTTGAATAAATCTCTTTGAGCGTTTTCTCGCGCTTGATTTCTTCTCGAATATTTTTCTGTGCTTCTTTTTCTAATTGTTTTTCTCTAAACAATTGATAGCTTGGTCGTCTATTTATTTCATAATCTATAGGATATTCATTATATACGTAAAAGAATGTATTTTGAATTGTTTGACGACTACATTTATGTTTTTTTGCTAGAGCGGTTACCAACTCGGCTTCTTTATCATTCATTTCAACTTCATTATCAAAAACATGGAGAACTTCTTTAACAAAATTCTCTCTTCCATATTTCTCGACAGCTCTTACAAGTAATTTTCCAGACCCTAGATAATTGTCGTTGATATCCAGAGTTTGGTGTTTGCCAATATAAACAGCACGATTGACTGTGTTTGTTGTTATATAGATGATATATTTCAAATTTAGAGTCCTATAAAATTATAAAAGTCTTATTGATGCTGCTTATTTATAATTTTATAGGACTCTATGTAGCTCGACCGAGTATCGATCTCGGATTAACCGTCTTATGAGGACGGCGAGGTCACCATCCCTCCCTCGAGCCATGTTACACATTCTTCTTTACTATTGAAAATAAAGGAACCGAGCTTGCAAGCTACATGAACCTTATCTCCAAAAACTCTTATAATACCAAATCCAGGAAATCTTCCATTTCCAGCAGATCGATTATTCCATCGAGTTCTCTTATAATGAGTAAATGAATGATCAATAAATTCAACATTCAATATATCACTACACTTAATATAGAATTCTACATCTGCTATTCCAGACATAATTCCATTAAAATCTTCATCGTTCATAGTCTTATTTATACACGGTTTAACTGGATTAGCTTGAAGATGCCATGGGTTAGGTTTATTAGCTTCCCTAAGTAAAGCAACCTTGTCTGGATTAGGAACACATTTAGTACCCGACATCAAATGTCCATACATAGCACATGATTCGCCACACGTAGAACAGTAATAACCTTGGCGGAGTTCACCATTTTCACCATAATGTTCTGCTGGCATAATATTAACCCTTATTCCAAGTGGAATCCATTGAACCAAGACCTTCACCAGCGAGTGCACACATCCATAAGATACGTGATACTTCAGCTGAAGACCATGCTTTTTCGATATCTCGAATAAGTCTACCCTTCTTTGCAGCTTTGGTCTTCGAGTTTGTTATGATCTTATTAGCAGCAGCTCTAGCATCTAATAGATTCATTGTTTCAATGTTATGAAATTCTACTGTGTCAATCATAATATGTTCCTCTATAATGTAACTCTTATATACTATTTTAAAACACTGTCAACAAGTCTTATCTCTTTCGTATCCATTTCCTCCAATATATTGGTCTATTTGCAGTATTTCTGCCGGTAATGAACATGACTGAAACCATAATAGAAACCAATATCCATGCTTTAATCTCATTCAACATTATTACAATCCTTACCATTATTTGAACATACTACTAATACATCTACAGTGCTTAATAGCATTATATACTAATTCTATATAGTTGTCAACTGTTATTTTCACTTTTTATAAATTAAAGTTTAGTTAATGTTAACCAGAAAGTGCTTATTTATATAAATAAAATATATGAAAACAATATTAACTAAACTTTTTATATCTTTATTCATACTTACATCGTGTTCTTCCGAGCGCGCATCTGACAGTGTTGAAGCTGATTATGTAGCAGAAGAATATTCAGATCCAAATAATATCACAATATCGCGATCTGAAGAACCCCCAGCCGTTGTAGAAAATACTGTACTTGATGAATTGTGTGATCAACTTTTTGATTCATCTTTTGGTTATAATATACCGGAGTTAGTAAATTTTGACGATGATATAGACATTGCAATGATTATTAATCCGTCGAAAACACCAGATCAAATGAAAAGACGTCTTGGCGGAGAAACTGTTTCTGGTAAAATGCAAGTAAGTAGAATAGTAGAAGCAAAATTATCATCTAACGATTTTGAGATACAAAACATCACACCAGAAAGACAGGTAGTCTTTAAAGATAGAGATACGGTTTGGTTGTGGATGATAAAAGCTAAAGAAGCTGGTGATAATAAGACTGT